GGCAAAATTAGTATTTTCTGCTTGGTTTAAAGATTCAATGTATTCATTCGAAGTTGTTACCCAAGTTATAGCCTGATTAAAATTATTAATAAAATAGAATAAGTCAAAAACTTGATTATTGCTTAATCCTCCACCGCCTGTTAGTCTAGAAATAGAAAGGTCTATATAATAAACCAAACTACCTTGTAGAGGAATAGGCAATTGGCCATATTTACTAGGCAAAACACCAGTAATTGCTGGAATTGCACTATTTGCTCCAAATATGGTTTTAGTGGGATCTTGCCAATATTGACCAAAATATCCGGATAAGTATGGTTTATAAGGTTCTGTTGTAGGTACTAATGGGTCTCCAACTGGTAAATAGTCACCATTGTTTAATTGTTCTGCTACAATTCTACCTTGACTGCTTAATGAACCAGCATATACTCCACTATTTGCTCTTATTTCTAAAACGCCGCCATAGGTCCCTGTATCACCAAACCAATTATACCCATTGCCATTATTAGTGTACATGATGCTGTTCTTTAATTTTATACATTAAAAAATTGGACCAGAATCTTGGGGTATACCCAAAGAACCTTTATATACTATTTTACCATAGACCGCAAAAGTGCCCTGGGCTATTTCTGCTCTTTTGCCCACCTGCACCAACTCATATCTTAGTTCTTCGTCTGGACCACAGTCTTGGGCTACTCTTTGTACAAAAATTTCGTCACCAATTATTATAAAATTAGTTCCTGTAATACCTGTTGAAGGCAAATTAAGTGTTGGGTATGAAGTAGGGCGGGCGCCTTGATATCCGCCAGGTCCATCTAGTCGTCCGTCGTTCCAGCCGTCCCAAACTCCGTAATAGTTATACTGTTCATTTACATTAGCAGGATAAATTTGTTTACTGTCAGTAAATCTTTGCATTTCTGTTATAAAATCGGGATTTACAAATAAAGAAACATCTGTCCCTTTTCTTAAAATATCTGCTAATGCTAATTGTAGTGGACTCAACCCTTGAGTGCTTTGCGGAGTGCCACCTAAGTAATATTCTGGAATGCCTTGTGCCATTTTTTATTTATAACCAGCTTGTGAGAGTGCTTGATTGAACATGTCAAATGCTATTTTTTGTGTCAATTGTTCAGCAAAGCTTGGCTGAGTAATTCCTTCAGGTCCACCTAATGCTGCACCAGCTATTGCCATTGCTAGTCCCAACATACCACCGTCTGACACAAATACATCTGGACTAGCTGTCTCTACTTTATGTTTACACCATCCTATTCCAGATTTTGTTAAAGGCGGCTTTCCGTTAAACAATACACCTACAGGAACATCACCTATAGCACCACCGCAATGAGTTGGTGGACATTTTTTGGCTCCACAACAAGGATGTGAAGAATAAACTGCACCTACTAAAGCTGCAGGTCTTCCATTTACATAGATGCCAGATGCTATTGGGGGCCCAATTACACCACCAGGCCCAAATATATCACCTATTCTTACCACACCACCAGGCATAACGCTCCTTATACTACAATAGACCCTTTACTAACTGTCTTTATACCTGTTACTGTACTTAAATAATGATTTTCCATTTCTTTAATGACAGGGGCAAACATAAGCACATGGTCTTTGCGAAGTTCAATATCAATAGTATTTATATCCCCACAAAATAGACTTTGCATAAGACCTATACCTTGAGCACTAGGCATTACTGTGCAAGGTTTGCTTACTGTAAATTTAAGATCGTCTACAGAAACTAATTTTGCCACTACCTCGTCACCATTTACAAGTTTGAAACAAAGAATGTCACCATCCGAAATTTTTTGTTTATTGATTAGCATGTTTTTTCCTTTAATTGAGTTTTATTAAATTAATTATTCTTCTAGCCGTGCTTTTAATTGGCTTTCAGTTAGTTTGGTTAGCCCAGTATATCCACCATCTACAAATAATTTACCATCTTTATAAAGTTGTGGTACTGTGCGATGCCCCTGACTTAATACAAATTCTTTTGCTTCAGCATCTTCATCTATTCTTACTTCTACAAAATCTATACCTTTATTCTTTAAAAAAGTTTTTGCATTTACGCAAAAAGGGCAATTTGCCTTACTATATACTGTAATCATCGAATTCCTTTCTTATCTAATTTTTAAAGAGAAAACCCTTTAAATGTATCATTAGCCACATCTCTAACTACACCGCCAATGATATATGAACTTAATTCTACCTCTTGTGGTGCTACTTGTACTTCTGCCCCAGCAATCCATTTCGCAGTCCAAGGCAAAGGATTGCTGCCAGGTTTAATACCACAATTCAGTCCAATAGCAGTCATTCTTTTACAAGTAAGCCAGTCCACATAGTCACACAGTAATTGTGTATTCAGTCCTATCATACTGCCATCTTTGAAAAGATAGGTTGCCCATTCTTTTTCCTGTTTTGCTGCATCTAGAAACATTTTCTCAACTTGTTGTTTTGTTTCTTCTTTTATTTTAGCAAAATCTGTATCATCTTGTGGTAATAATTTTAAAATTGTCTGTGTAAACCCTAAATGTACATTTTCATCTCTTGCAATAAATTTAATTGTTTTAGCATTGCCTTCCATTTTCTTTAATTCTGCAAATGCCCAACTACAGGCAAAACTTACATAAAAACGAATACCTTCTAGTGCATTAACACTATTGATAGCTAGCCAAAGTTTTTTCTTTAATTCATAAAGATTTACTTCAATTTCCTTACCATTTACTGTATGTTTACCTATACCCAGTGTTTGGTATAATAGGCTTGCATCAATTAGGTCATCATAATATTTGCTAATATCTTTAGCACAATTAATGATTGGTTCTATATTTAGAATTTCATCAAATATTTGGCTAGGATCACTATAAATGTTTCTAATTATATGCGTATAGCTTCTACTATGAATTGTTTCGTTAAATGCCCAAGTTTCTATCCATGTTTCTAATTCAGGAATACTTGCTAATGGCAAAAATGCTAGATTAGGGCTTCTCCCTTGAACACTATCCAATAGAATTTGCCTTTTCAAATTACTAGTAAAAATGTGTTTTTCGAATTCTGTTAATTCTTTAAAATCTTTAGCATCGCGTAGTAGATCTATTTCTGTAGGTTGCCAAAAAAATCCTACCATTTTTTCTGTTAGTTTTTCAAACTGGCGATATTTTAATGTTTCGAATCTTTGCAAAGGGCTCATTCCCTCTGGATCTAAAAACATTGTAGACTCGGTGTGTTTGGCTTTATTCTTATAATTAAAAACACTCATATTTTCCCCTTAAATTACGCAACTATCACAATTTTCATCGCTGCTTTCTGTTATTTCTTCTTCTACTTGTGGTGCTGACAATTTATCAACATCTATCTCACCTTGCCCATCGTATGTTTGAAAATAATATAATTGTTTGCCACCAAATTTATAAAATTGTAAAATGTGTTTTATCATTTCACTCATTGGTATTTTTTCTTCATCATAGCATAGCGGATTGTAGCTGGTATTTACACTAATGCCCTGATCTATGTATTTTTGTAATATTGCACATAGCTTTAAATAACCATCTGGGCTTTTCTGATCCCATAGTAATTCGTATTTGTTCTTTAATTTACGATATTCTGGTACAACTTGTTTTAGTACCCCATGTTTACTTTGCTTCACACTAACATAGCTTCTTGGTGGTTCAATGCCATTAGTTGCATTGCTGATTTGTGCAGATGTTTCTGCAGGCATTAGTGCCATTAGTGTGGCATTACGCTGTCCTACCTGTTGAACTTTTTGCCTTAGTTGACCCCAAGGCATGCGTTCTTTGTGTGGCACAAGGTCATCTACATCTACTTTTCTTGTGTCAATAGGCAAAATACCTTTTGCACTTTTAAGATCTTGCCAACGGGTACATGCACCTTGTTCCTCTGCTAGATCTATGCTAGCTTTGAGCAAGTAATAACTCCAGGCCTCTGCATATTCATCTACTAGACTAAGTGCTGCTGGGTCACTATAACTGGTATCGTGTTTAGCCAAAAAGTATGCAAAATTAATAATACCGATGCCCAATGGTCTAAATTCCTGTGTGGCCAATGCTGCTGCCTTCAGCGGATAATTCTGAT